CTGGAGAAGCAGCTTGAGGAATTGCGTGGCAAACTGAAACTGCTGCAGGAGGAATCGGAATCCGTGCAGGTCACCCCTGCAGACATGCCCAATGCACAGCGCCAGTTCAACGGGCTTCACAACAGCATCCAGCAGATGGCACGTGAAATGCCTTCTTTGGCCATGGGACCGCAGATGTTCTTTCTGGCCATATCCAACAACCTGCCGATTTTTACGGACGAACTGGCCCGTGCCCGTAAGGAATATGATGAGCTGCAGAAGTCAGGCAAGAAAGGCACACCGGTATGGAAACAGGTCCTGTCCTCGCTCTTTTCCTGGCAGACGGCCATGACCACCGGCATCATGCTGCTGGTAATGTACGGTGATGAAATCTGGGATTGGACGAAAAACCTGTTCAGTGCCAAAAAAGGCGTGGATGAATTCAACATATCACTCAAGGAAATGACCGAGATAGAGAAGGACGGCCGTGCCCAGATGGTGCGTACCCGCTTCGAACTGAAATCGGTCATCGATGAAATAAAGAACTTCACCGGCAGCAAGGAACAGGAAAAGGCGAAGGTAGAGGAACTGAACCGCAAGTACGGGGAATCTTTCGGGTATTATAAAACACTTTCCGAATGGTATGATACCCTTATCCAAAAGAGCGAGGACTATGTACAGGTTCTGCTGCACCAGGCCAATGTCCAGAACCTTGTAAAAAAAGCTGCAGAAGCCGATGAAGAGGTGAATAAAATCAAGGCGCAGAAACCGGAAGAGGCGGAAAGCGCCATGGGTTTTTTCGGGAAATGGGGACAATATATCATACAGTCAAGCATGGCAGAATCCGGGCAGTTCTATGACGCACAGGCTGCCATTAAGAAACATGATCAGGAAGCTTATGACATACTGTTGAAAAATGCCGAAAACAAACGCGACGGTTATCTGAAAAAAGCGGAGGAAGAGGTAAAGAAAGCGGCAGAAGCAGCCAAAAAAGGAAATATCGGCGGACATATCGACCCCAAGCAGTCCGGGAAGAATCCGGAAGCGGAAGCCAAGCAACGGCTTGCCATAGAGCGCAGGCTGGCGCAGGATCTTGCCGCCCTGCAGGCCGAGAACCGGAAGGAAGAGATAGACCGTATGCAAGCCGGTACCGAAAAGAAACTGGCACAAATCGAATATGACTATAACGCCCGGAAAGAAGAGATAAACCGGCAGGAAGCCGACTGGAAGCGTGAGAACAAGGAAGCCGGTCTTTCCACCGGAGATAACGGACTTACCCGGGAGCAACAGGATGAACTTGAAAAAGCCCGTGCCTCAAACACCGAGTCAAGGAAAAAAGCGGAGGCGGACGTGTACAGGGAAGAGGCGGAAGCCATGCGTGACTATCTGAAGGAATACGGGACCTTCCAGCAGCAGAAACTGGCCATCGCTGAAGAATATGCCGAGAAAATCCGCAAGGCACAGTCCCAGGGTGAAAGGCTGACTTTGGAGAAACAGCGTGATGCGGCTGTGCATAAAGTGGATATGGAAGCTCTGACCCAAAAGATAGACTGGGGAGCAGCATTCGGGGATTTGACAGGCCTGCTTGCAGACCAGATGAAGAACCTGCTTGGCGAGCTTAAACAGTATGTCAAGACGGATGAGTTCAAAAAAACGGGAGCCGCAGACCAGCAGGTCGTCTACGATGCCATTGAACGTATTCAAAGCATGCTTCCCGGTGGTAACGGCACATTGGATTTTGCCCGGTTACAAACGCAGATGCACGCTTTGGGGGATGCCGTAACACGTGTGCAAAATGCGGAACTGCAGCAGGAAGCGGCATTCGCCCGGTTAAAAGCGGCGCAGACCGATTACAACAAGGCTCTTGAAAGCGGTAACCAGGCAGAAATAGAACGTACCAAAATCGCTCTTCAAACGGCCCAATCGTCCAGTGCTTCAGCTGACGAAGAATACCTGAACGCCACCTCTGAAATGAAGGCGCTTGCCGGGGAGGTGAAAAGTGCCTCCCGGGACACGGTTGACGGGTTGAACATGGTATCCAACGGATTGCACGGCTTTGCAAGCGGAACCTTGCAGGGATCATTTGAAGGAATCCAGAATATGCTTACCGGTCTGTCAAAACTGAATATCGGAGGCAAGGTCGGTGATGCCATCAGCCGGATGTCCGAGACCCTGTCAAGTGCCGGAGTCATCGGGCAGATCATATCGGCCATTCTCTCCATACTGGATTTGCTGAAAGACGGTATTGGCCCGATTATCTCATCATTGATAGACACCATTTTCAATGCGATAACCGGAATACTCGACAATATCCTCAGCGGAGACCTGTTCAAACAGATAGGCGGTTCCCTTGTGAAAGGTATCGGGGGATTGCTGAACACGGTGTCTTTCGGAGGTTTCAACAAACTGTTCGGCATCGGTGGGAACGCCAGGGAAGTGCAGGCGGCTATAGACCGCCTTACAGACCGGAACGAGAAACTGCAGACCTCCATTGAGGACCTGACCGATACCATCAAGGCAAGCAAGGGGACTAAATCGGTGGAAGCTTACCGGGATGCTTACAAATACCAGAAAGAGACGAATGCAAACTATCTGCAGATAGCGCAGGAACAGGCACGCTACAGCAAAAGCCACCACTCGTGGAACTACTACTGGGGTGGTTTCAACCAAGCACAGATAGACAAACTGAGCGGACAGATCGGCCGCCGGTGGGACGGGAACCTGTGGAGCCTGAGCCCGGAGGAGATGAAGGCGCTGCGCAGCAACGTGGACATGTGGACGCAGATACAGAATACCGGTAAGGGCGGCTATGGCGGGCGACTGACCGAGAAGCTGGATGACTACATAGACCAGGCCGGCAAGCTGGAGGAACTGACCGACCAGCTGTATGAAGGGCTGACGGGCATTTCATTCGATGGTATGTACAGCAGCTTCATCGACAACCTGATGAACATGAAGTACGGTGCCAAGGATGCGGCGGAGGATATATCCGAGTACTTTATGAAAGCCATGCTGAGTAACAAGATAGGCGAGCTGTATAGCGAGAAATTGAAAGGCTGGTGGGAGAAGTTCGGCAAGGCCATGGAGGACAACGAACTGACCGAGGCGGAACGGAACGCGCTGATGGAAGAGTACATGCAGTATATGGATGAAGCCCTTGCCCTGCGTGACAACCTGGCGGCGGCCACGGGCTACGACAAGACCGAAGCCGGCGGCACCAGTCAAAGCGCGAAAGCGGGCGGCTACACGGCCATGACGTATGACCAGGGCACGAAGCTGGAGGGGATGTTTACCGGCGGTTTGCAACATTGGTCGAGCATGGACGACCGGCTGGAAAGCGTGTCGGAGAAGATGGACACGGCCGAAGGCCACCTGGCCCGGATAGCCGAGAACACCGGTGTGAGTGCCGGCCACCTGGGCGAGATAAAGGATGAGATAAAGAAAATGATACGTGACGGACTAAAAGTGAAATGACATGGCAGATATATTGGGCGGGCTGGTGCTGGTGAACGGCACGGACATCTGGACGGAATACGGCGTGTTCCTGGTGGAGGACCGGCGCGGTGGCATGGATAACCTCTCGGCGATCCTGACCCCGAGCAAGACGAAGAAGGAGACGGCCGTGGACATACGGGAGGAGGACGGGGAGAAATACAGTGCGGTCCTTACCCCGAGGAACGAGGCGCGTGACGTGACGCTGCACTTTGCCCTGTATAACAAGACAAAGGAGGGATGGCTGCGGAAATACTTCGCGTTCATCAATTTTCTGAAAAAAGGGAAGGACGGGTGGCTCGACATCGCGTTTCCCCAGCTTGATCTGACCCTGCACGTGAAATACACGGACAGTCCGAAGTTCACCCCGCTGACCTATTTGTGGAAGGAAGGGGTCCACGCCGGGAAATTCAAGGTGAAGTTCCGCGAGCCGGTACCGATTATATAACCATTCAAAGACGATTCGAATATGCTTCTAACGATATACGATAAAGCCGGGGCCAAGCGTGCGGACGTGGCTGCAAGTGACAGTTCGACGCAGAGCAAGGAGGTGCAGGGCGACAACGTGCTGGCGCTCTCCTTCACGCATTATGCCCATATCCCCCTTGATGTAGGCGACTTCACGGACTACATGGGCGAGCGGTACTGGCTGACGGAGCGGTACACCCCGAAAGAGAAAAGCGGGAGCGAGTGGGAGTATAACCTGAAGCTGTACGGTATCGAGAGCCTGATCAGGCGTTTTCTCGTGCTGGAGACAACGGACGGCGACACCAATCCCCTGTTTACATTGACGGCCACGCCGCGGGACCATGTGGCGATGGTGGTGAAGGCCATCAACGACGGCATGGGTAACATTACCGACTGGAAGGTGGGGCAGGTGGACGGTACCGATCTTATCGTGATCGACTATGAGGGCATGTACTGCGACCAGGCTTTGAAGGAGATCGCCGGCAAGGTGGGAGGCAAGGCCGAGTGGTGGGTCGAGGGGCAGACGGTAAACGTGTGCCGTTGCGAACACGGTGAGGAGATCACGTTGGGATACGGCAAGGGGCTGACCTCCCTGGAGCGGGATACGAGCAATACGGCGAAGTTCTACACACGCCTTTTCCCGATCGGCAGCAGCCGGAACATCGACGCCGAGAAGTACGGCAGCCCCCGTCTGATGCTCCCCGGAAAAAAGAAGTACGTGGAGGTGGGCGTGGACGAGTACGGTATCTATGACCACTACGAACAGGCCGCCTTCAGCGATATCTATCCCCGGCGGGTGGGAACGGTAAGCAGTGTCCGCAGTGAGGAGGTGACGGACGAGGAAGGTAAGGCCTTTACCGTCTATTACTTCAAGGACGGCGGGATGGATTTCGATCCTAACGATTATGAGTTGGCCGGTGAGACGAAACGCGTCTCCTTCCAGAGCGGTGACCTTTCCGGGCTGGGAGAGGGGGACGACCATTATTTCGAGGTGAATTTCGATAGCGCCACCCGTGAGTTTGAGATCATCACGATCTG